TGAGGTCGGCGCCCGTGAGGACGGCGCCCGTGAGGTTGGCGCGCGTGAGGTTGGCGCCCGTGAGGTCGGCGCGCGTGAGGTCGGCGCCCGTGAGGTCGGCGCCCGTGAGGTCGGCGCGCGTGAGGTAGGCGCACGTGAGGTCGTCGCCCGTGAGGTCGGCGTACGTGAGGTCGGCGCCCGTGAGGACGGCGCGCGTGAGGTTGGCGCCCGTGAGGTCGGCGCCCGTGAGGACGGCGCCCGTGAGGACGGCGTACGTGAGGTAGGCGCGCGTGAGGTCGGCGCCCGTGAGGTCGGCGCCCGTGAGGTCGGCGTACGTGAGGACGGCGTACGTGAGGTAGGCGCGCGTGAGGTCGGCGCGCGTGAGGTTGGCGCACGTGAGGTTGGCGCCACTGCCGGCCTCACGGAGCAGCCGCTCCCCGTCCACCAAAGCCACCACGGCAACCGACCGAGTCCGCAGCTTCCCCGCGGCGCCGTCCCGGCCCAGCACCTCGGCGGACCGGTACGCCACCAGCAGCAGCGTCCGCGCCGGGATGCCCCCGGACGCCATGCCGCGCCACGACCAGGCGACGCACAACCCGTCGCCCGTGCTGACGCGCCGGGGGCACGCGTCCCGGTTGGACGGGTCGGGGTTGGTCGCCACGGCCACGGACCCGGGGAAGGTCCACTGGTAGCCCTCGTGGGTGCGGAGGTCGGGGCGCACGGACTTGATGCCCCAGGTGTCGAACCCGTCGGGCATGACGGCCCGCTCCCGCATGACGATCACGGGGAGCAGGTCTCGGTACTGCGTGGTGCTGTCTCCCATGTGGGACACTTCCTCTCGTGGTGGCCCGCCCCGGGCTCTGGCCGGTCATGGGGCGGGCCTCTGCTGCTGGTGGTGGTCCCGTCCCGGCGCGGACGGGGGTGTGTCGACGCGCCGGGACGGGAGTCCATGGCCCGGGTCAGTCGTCCCACGCCCAGTTCGACTTGCCGGCGACGACGGTGCCGGCGTCGGCGGTCGCGGCGGTCGCGGCGATCCCGGCCAGCGCGAGCGCGGCGAGGACGGCGGCGGCGATGCGCTTGCCCATGGTTGGTTCCTCCCTTCTGTGCTAGCTGGGACAGGAGGGAGGGGTCAGAGGTACCGGTAGCAGGAGACCGGCTTGACGATCCCCGAGTACGCGACGTTCCACCGGAACGTGACCTTGTGGGTACCGCCCGCGACGTCGCGGTAGACCTCCTGGCCGCTGGACACCTTCGTGCCGTCGAGCCAGATGCCGACCTCGTAGTACGGGTAGGCGCCGTACTCGTTGAGGTGGTAGCGGTAGCGGCCGGAGCCGATGTGCCACGAGGACGCCTTGCCGACTGCGCCGGGGCCGACCGTGCAGGACGCGGCCTGGTAGTCGCTGCCGGCGTTCGCGGTCGGGGCGAGCGCGGCGGTGAGGGCGGCGCCGACTGCGAGGGCGGTGAGGGTGCGGGTGGTGCGGGTCATTGCGAATCCCCTTGTGGTTGGTGGTGCGGTGGGTTGGGGCCTTGACCGGGCGGGAGGCTGAGGGGGGTTGCCTCGACCGCCCGGCCAAGGGGTCAGGTGACGGGCTTGCCGTCGCGGACGAGCAGCACCGGGTCGCCAGCGTCCATGGCGGCGTCGGTGCGGCGGCTGTTCGTCGTGCCGTTCTCGGCGAGCCGCTGGTACGCGATGCCGCACAGGAGCTCCACATCAAAGGGGCAGAGGGCGCCGTCGCGGAGGTCGGCCGGGTCGGCGGTGGTCATGACGCCACCTCGGCCGCGGCGGGCAACTGCTCGACGGGCTGGTAGCCGAGCCCGCGCACGTAGCGCCACCGCTTCGGGTTGTGCTGCCGGTTGGCGAGCGGCGCTTCCTCGAAGATGGCTCGCCGTTCGGCCGTGCGCGCGGCGAGCTTGGTCTCGAACCACTCTTCGGTGTGGTGGTGCATCCGTCGTCGCACGATGGCGGACCCGGGGAGGAAGTGCGTCATGCGGTGCATGTAGAGCCGGTGCTCCACGTCGCGCGTGACTCCGATGTAGAGGAGCGTGCCGTCCTCGGCGAATAGGCGGTAGAGCGCGTGCGGGAACGGGTCGGCCGCGTCGGTGAAGGCGGAGGGCATCACGCGCTCCTGGTCTCGGTGCGGGAGGCGAGGAACGCCTCGACGTCGGACCGGCGGACCCGCAGGCGGGTGTCGGTGCCGCGGCTCTTGTGGGGGCGCCCGGTGCCGATGTCGACGGACGGAAGCTCGCCGGAGGCGATGCGGCGGTAGACGGTCATGCGTCCGACCCTCAGGAGCGCGGCTGCCTCGGGGATCTTCAGGAGGGGGTCGTCCATGGCCACGACGGTACACCGTGGCACACCGTGAGACAACATGAATCACCAAGAAACATTAATAGCGATCCCTAGCATGCCCCTCGTGTTGGTAGAGGTCTTGCAAGTTTCTACCGTCCGGGTTGAGACTTGAGACATGGTGAGACATGCTGAGACACGTAGAGACGGCAGGGCGGTAGTAGCAGGGGCTCCGCTGTGACGACGGGAGAGCCTGAGATGCCAGACCGTGAACTCGCGGGACGACTGGTGCAACGACTGGTCGAGACGTCCACCACCGTGCCGACGTGGAGCGCGCTCAGCGTCGCCGCCAAGGTCAGCCGGTCAAGCCTGTACCGCATGCGGGACGGCGACCCCAAGGTCACCGCCCAGGTGTACCGGCGCGTGGAGACGGCACTTGGGCTCCCCTACGAATCGCTGGCGTCCGTGGCCGCGCACGACTTCGACGTGTGCCGGGACATGGGCATGGAGGAGGGGATAGTCAGGTGGCTGGAGAAGCAGGCCCAATGTCAGGAGAGCTCGTCTGCGACGGGTGCGCCCACCACGTAGACGAGGCGTTCGAGGCCGGCTACCGCGCCGGGCTTCGAGCGGCGGCGTCCATGGCCGCGCGGATGGGTGACCTTCTCGAGTCGCTGTACGGGTCGTGCTGCATGCAGCGGGTGAGTCCGGCGCCTAACCGGCCGTGATCTCGGCCCGGACTGCGAGCGCGGCGAGCATCGCGTCGTCGGCGCCCGGCCGGGCGTGCATGTATCGTTCGGTCGCCCGCAACGTCGAGTGCCCGAGGTAGCCCTGGATCTGCACGGGGGGCACGCCGGCCTGCGCGAGCCACGATCCGAACGTGTGCCGCAGGTCGTGCGGGGTGGGCTGCGGGCCTGCCAGCTGCGCACGTTCGACGGCTGGCAGCCACACGCGGCGGCGCCAGTTCGTGTAGTCGATCCCGGGGAAGAGTCGCCCGGGCGCGAGGAGCGGCGCGAGCGCTGCGTCGACCTCGGGCACGACGGGCACGTAGCGGAAGCCGGCTGCGCTCTTCGGCGCCTTGACGGTGCCGCGGCGGCGCAGCGCGTCGCTGACGAGGATGCGCCGGGCGCCGAGGTCGACCCGCTCGCCGGTGAGCGCGGCGGCTTCGGCCCAGCGCAGCCCGGCGTAGGCCATGAGGGTGGCGAGGGCGCGGTCCCGCTCGGTGGGCAGATGCGCACGGAGCCGGGCGAACTCCTCGAAGGTGAGGAACCGGTCGACGTGCCGGGGTGGGGCTGGAATGCGGGCGCCAGCGGTCGGGTCGGTGGCGACGAGGCGGACGCGGGCGGCGTCGGCGAGCAGGTAGTGCAGCAGCCGGGCGGACTGCGCGAGGGCGTGGCCGCCGACGTGCTCGCGGCGCATGGTGGCGATCCACGCCTCGTAGTCCCACGCGGTGACGGCTGCCAGGGGGACGCGGCTCCACCGGTCCTCGATGTGCGCGCGCCAGTGGGACTCGTACTTGGCGAGGGTGGCTTCCTCGTGCGTCTTGGTGGCCAGCCACTTCGGCCACCACTCGCCCACGGTGAGGCGTCCGGCGCGCGGGTCGGCCCACTCGCCGCGGCGCATCGCGGACTCCTGCTCGGCGGCCCACTCCTTGACGACGGACCGGAGCTTGTGGGTGCGGGTCCGTCGCCGGCCGTCAAGGGTGCGGACCGTCGCCTGCCACTTACCGGAGGGGAGGCGCCGCACGTAGGGCATTAGCGCTTCCCCTTGGCCCAGTACTTCGACTGCCTCATCCGACTGCACGTCTTGCAGTAGCGCCGGCCGTCTGAGCGCTTCCCGAGGTTGTCGCCCGCGAGGACGTGCCCCCTGCGGCACGTGATGGCTTGGCCTGCGCCGGTGCGGCGGACGTTCTCGAGTGGCGTGACGGGCTCGAGGTGCGCGGGGTTGACGCACGAGGGAACGCAGCAAAGGTGGTCGAGTTGCAGCCCCTTGGGGATCGGCCCGACGAACATCCGGTAGGCGGCCCTGTGTGCCGGCGTGGCGTGAGAATCCTCGGGCATGCGCCACGAGCCCCTGCCGGACTTCTTGTCGATGTGACCCCGCCACATCCAGCATCCGTCGTCGCGCTTCTCCACCAATGCCATGAAGCGCTCAAGCGGAGCCTTGGTGGTGCGCGTGATGGTCCACGAGTGGCGGTACGTGCGACCGTCGGAGGTGTCCCGGTCGTAGTAGCGCTCGATGGTTCTGACATGCGGCGCGGTGTAGTCCACCGGGTAAGTGTACCAACGGACGCATGCTACTTCTGTGCGTCACGACACTGTGACAGTGTGAGCCAGTGTGAGCCAGTGTGAGCCATGCACGGTGACTCATGGGGCACCACGGGACACGTTCATGCAGGTCAGGGGCACGCCCGCGCTTCCTTGACACGGAAGAGGTCACTGGTTCAAACCCAGTATCGCCCACCTGCAGAAACGCCCCCCGAGCCATCCGGCCGGGGGGCGTCGTGCGTCACCCGTGCGTCACGGGCTCGAGAAACGGTCCACCCTATGGCTTCGGGGTGCCGCCGCGCGCGTACTCCCGCAGCCACCCGCGCACGATCTCGGAGAGCTTGACGCCCTCGGCGTCGGCGCGTCGCATCGCGGCGTCCCACGTCGGGTCCTCGACCCGGACCACCCGGTTCTTCTTGGGGGCCGGCATGTCGGGAGCGTAGGTGGGCGGGCGCATGTGCGTCAGGGTATCGGAGAAAGTGACCGGGCGCATATGCGCTAGCGGTGGCGAACGCATATGCAATGCCCTACGCTGGAGCCATGACGACATGGAAGGCAGCAGCTCGGATCGCCGCGGCATGCCTCGCGGCAGTGGCAGCGCTCGGCGGCGGCAGCGCCGCGACCGAGGCCAGGGACTACACGCCCCGCCCCGCGCCGTGGGTCCGGTGCTCCACCCCCGCCCCGACCACAGCGACCGGCTACGCGGCCATGTTCGCCCGAGTGCCCACGGCCGAGTTCGGCGCCGCCGACGTCGGGATCACCGTGCCGCTGCCGGACGGGCGCAGCGTCTGGCTGTGGGGCGACACCTTCTCCGACGGCAGGTTCGTCCACTCCTCCGCCATCGTGCAGGACCGCGGCTGCCTCCACGTCTCCCGGGCCGGCGCGCAGCTCCTCCCCGACCGTGAGCCCGGCCGGGTAGTCCACTGGATCGAGCGGGCGCGGCTCGTCGACCACGACACCCTCGCCGTCGAGGCCGAGGAGACGGAGCTGACCAGCGAGACGGCGTGGGGGTTCCGCTACACCGGCTGGACCTCGACGGCGCTGGTCGACGTCGACCGCGCGGGCGACCTGACCTTCCGCGGCTGGGCGTCCCGGGTGCTGGCGCCACAGGCCGACCCCGGGCCGATGATTCTCCTCCCCGAGCCGGGACACTTCGCCTACTCGGTGAGGGCGCACCCGGAGGCGCGGATGGCGTCGGGGCTGACGCTCTTCTCGGCGGCGCAGAACTGGGACGACGGCAATGTGCACCCGGTCGCGGACTACCGGGTGATGTTCGTCGAGGCGCGGGATCTTGCGGACGCTCGGGCGAAGGTGGGTGCGCGGTGAGGGCGCGAGTGATCCGCCGGTTGGCGGTGCGGCTGCTGTCGCGGCTTGCGCAGGAGGGTCCGCCGGACATGTCCCGGCTCGACGTGCTGGACCGTCCCCGGTGGGTCAACGGCGACCGGGTGCGGGACGCGCGCTCGGGCCGGGTGTGGCTGCGCGAGGATGGGATCTGGCACGCCGAGGGGATGAGGTGGAAGTTCACCGACGGCGACGTGGACATGTGCCTCGTGCTCGGTCAGGCTGAGCCGGTGGTCGACGTGGGGGTGCGGGCATGAGCGAGGCCGTGGCGAGCGACGTGCTCGACGACGACGCGCTGCTGGCGCGCATCCGTGAGGTGTGGGAGGCGTCGGACCCGGCGCCGGTGGAGCGGATCGCGGCCGCGGTCCGAGAGGCCGTCGCCGCCAACGCCTGACGACGCGCGAAAACGCCCCGCCGTCCCGTGAGGGATCGGCGGGGCGTTCACACTTACAACGGTGTCAGCGGGTCAGTGCCCGCCCGAGGATGAGCAGCCCGGCGGCGGCACCGGCGAGGGCGACCAGCACGGCCTCAGCGGTCCCGCGGCGGTGCAGCGGGTCCAGCAGCGGCACCGGGTTCACTTGACCGCCACCATACCCAGGTCGCCGACGATGATCTGCCCGTCGGCAGTGGTGACGATCGCGGCGTACTTCCCGGTGACGGCGCGCACGTCGGACCCGGGGACGAGCGTGGCCTGCGACCCGGCGAACCGGGTGGCGGTGCGCGCCTTCCTCGTCCACGTCGCCGCGCCCGTCTCCGGGTCGACGCCCTCGACTGCGGCGCCCTGCCAGGACATCGGGTGCCGCACCTCGGCGGCCTCGAGCTCAACGGTGGCGGACGCGGGGTCGACGTCGAGGGTGAGCGTGGCGGTGAGGTAGACCCGGGCGTCGGGCTGCAGGGTGAGGCTCACGTCAGGACTCCTGTCGCGGTTGGCGCGGCGAGCGCGCCGTGGACGGTCGGGGCTGTCAGCGAGCCGGCCGCCGAGGTGGCGGTGAGCCGGGCGGCGAGGACGTGCGCGGCCTGCACCCCGGGTGGTGGTCCGACGAACGCGGCCGGGGTGCCGGTGCTGCTGGCGGGCGCGATGCCGTCGGGCGCGGCGGTGGCTTGCGCGGCCACGGCTGGCGTGCCGACGGTGAGCGTGGACGGGATGCCGGCGGGAGCGGGCCGGGCGACGACGCTCGCGGCCGGGGTGCCGACGCTGGCGGTTGACGCCAGCCCTGCCGGGGCGACGGTGACGACGGGCAGAGCGGCCGGGCTGCCGAGGGTCGCGCCGGAGGGGATGCCTGCCGGGGTGGATGACCCGGACGTGACCGCCGAGGGGGTGCCGACGGTGGCGGTGGGCGCGCGTCCGGCGGGGGCGACGGTGACGACGACCGAGACGACGGGCGTGCCGACCGCGACTGTGGAGGCCCGCCCGGTCGGTGCCGCCGTGACGGGCACGACCGCGGTCGGCGTGCCGAGTGTGGCCGTCGAGGCGATGCCGGTCGGGGCCGACTGTCCAGCGGTGACCACGCCGGGCGTACCGACGCTGGCCGTGGACGGAACACCGCCGGGGGCGACGGTGACCGTGGTCGCGACGGCAGGCGCCCCGAGCGCGGACGTAGAGGCCCTGCCGGTCGGGCTGGCGGTGACCGTGGCCGCGACTGCCGGCGTGCCCACCGTGGAAGTGGCCGCGCGGGCAGCCGGCGCCACCGTGACCGCGGATGAGGCTGCGGGAGTGCCGACTGTCGTCGTGGACGCTCGAGCGGCCGGGGCGACCGTGGTCGCGGCAGAGACGGCCGGGGTGCCGGCTGCGGACGTGGGCGGGACGCCCGTGGGGCTGGCGGTGGTCGACGTGGTCGTGGCCGTCGCTGACGGTGTGCCGACCGTCGCGCCCGAGGGGATGCCCGCCGCTGTCGCGGTGACCGTGGTCGACGCCGTGGGGGTGCCAACGGTCGACGTCGGGGCGACGCCGCCGGGGGCGACCGCGAGGAGCAGCGCGAGCGCCACCGACCCGACGCTCGACGTGGACGCGACCCCGCCAGGGGACGCGGTGACCGGGGCCGGGGCCGCCGTGGCCTGCTGGCGGACCGCGATGGCGACGATCGACCCGGACTGGTTGGTGGCGCCGGTGATCGTCATCGACACGGCGAGGCCGGCGGTGGCGGTGCCCGTGAACCCGGTCCAGTACGCCCACGCGGCAGCGGTGTCGGCGTTGAGCGCGTTCTCGACGTACTGCCCGGTGGCGGTCGTCTTCGTGCCGCCGGTGAGCCCTGTCGCGGTGAGGGTGGTCGCGCCGAGCGCTGTGCCGAGGTCGGTGGGGATGACGCCAACGGCGAGGATGACGTCGTTCTCGGTGGGCGCGGCGCCCCACGCGGCCGCGGTCCCGGTGAGCGGGGACGCCGTGTTCGTGTTAGAGGCGTCGGTGACCCACGGCGCTGCGGCGGCGATCGTGTCCCGCCACTGGGCGTTGTTCCCCGGCTTGACCGAGAAGGCCACCCACTCCCACGAATTGGGAGCGGTCGCGCCCGGGGTGACCGTCGGCGCGGTCTCCGCCGAGCTCGCGGCGTCCTTCGCGTAGACGGCGAAGAACGTCGTGCCGGTGTCGTTGGCCGCCGTGCCGGTGCCGCCCGTGCCCGAGTCGACGAGGGTCCAGCCCTGGTTGATCGTCGGGACGGTCGTCGTGTTGTACTTCCCGACCACGACGAGGAGCAGCCGGTCCCCGGCCGCGTGCGTCGGCAGCGTCGGCGCGAACGCCGTGGCGGCTGCCGGTGCGCCGGAGGTGACGGCGCGGACCGATGCCGGGGTGACCGCGGTCAGGTCCGGCTCGAACACGACGTCCGCGCCGTAGTTCTCCGACCCGAACGTGCTGGCCGGGAGCGCCAGCGCGCCGTAGCCGTACCGGCCGTTGCCGGTGTTCCCCGAGAAGGACTGCGCCCCGTCGGCCGCGGTGACGATCTCGCCGCCCGCAGTCGACCGGGCCACCGACAGGTTCGGCGCGACCGTCGAGTAGGTGCCGAGGAACCCGTTGCGGGCGGGGACGCGGTACGCCGTCATGTACCACGTGCCCGGGGTCACCACGTAGGCGGTGCCCAGCTGCACGTCCCGCCAGCCGGAGTTGCCCGCGACTGCCGTGTGCTGCGCCGACGCCAGCACGGCGCCCGCGGAGCTGTAGAGCCGGAGGTCCACGGTCCCGGCGGCGTTCGCCGGCTCGTAGTAGCGCAGGTGCGTGACGCTGCCGGCCGAGTCTGCGCGGAAGACGCACCCGAGGTTGATCCCGTTGTCCGACGCTGCACTGTCGTCGCCGACGACAGTGGGCGTGGTGGTGCCCCACAGGTTCACGGCCACGCCACGGCTCCCCTCAGGTCAGGTACTTCCGCGTGGCGTGAGGAACGGTCACGCCCACCTTCTGCGCGGCGAGCCACACCCGAAGCCGCCCGGAGGCGAGGACGTTGCCCGCGGCCTCGTTGAACGGGAGCCCCGACCAGAAGGTGTTGAGCCAGGTGTCGGCCTGCGCGCTCGACCAGCCGTTGTCGGCCGCGACGCGCGACACCGCCGTGGACCAGCGCGCCGCGTTGACCCCCGGCGGTGCCGCCATCGGTCAGAGCGCGAAGATCTTGGACGCGCCGTTGTCCCACGCCACGGTGACGTCGCCACCGTTGGGGGTGATCGGCAGGTTGGTCCCCGTGTCGTAGTAGGCGATGACCCGCTGCGCGGTCGCCGCGACGTCCGCGCCGCCGGTCACCGCCGACGCCTGGTAGACCAGCACGGCGTGCCCGCTCGCGTTCGCGGCGACCGCGGTGAAGGTGACGTCGGCCGCGTCGAACACGCCGTTGGTCACCGTCTTCGACGCGAGGGTCTGCGCGGTGCCGTGGAGCACGCCGCCCGCGCCGGTCACGTCGCTGACGAACTTGTGCGACGCCGCGAAGGTGTAGGAGCGGACGAGCACCACCTTGACGACCGCGGTGTCGAGGTCGATGGTGCCGTCGATGAACCCCTCCTTGGCGGGGTTGTACAGGGCGTTGGCCATGTCAGTGCTCCTTGCGGTGGAGGGGGGCGGGGGGCGGGGTCACGGACTGGTCCTGGTGCCGGGCCGTCGGGTCGAGGTTGGGCACGCCCCACACGGCGGGCGGGCCGATGACGGCGATCACGACCGCCACCCAGTCGGGCACGTCGGTGAGCAGCGAGGCGACGGTGAGCGCGGTCACGACGAGGATCGCGACGGCCTTGGCGCGCGGCTGCCACGACAGCGGGAGCAGCCGGACCAGCGGCGCGAGCAGCGGGTCCGGCGCGGCGGCACTCACTGGCCGACCTTCCCCTCGACCGCCCGGAGCCGGGCGGACAGGTCCGTAAGGGTCGCCTGCATCGACGTGACGATCTGCCGGACCGTCTCAGCGTCCAGCGAGGCGTGGCCGAGGTTGTTCCCCGCGCTCGACCCCTGGAGGCCTGGCTTGCCGGGCCACGGGGGCTTCGCCCACACGGCCTCGGCGATGCGCTTCACGTCGGCGTCGGTCAGGGGCATGTCGTCCTCCTCGGACGGTGAGGGTGCGGGGGGTGCTGCTGGCTTCCTCGGCTCGGCGAGGCGGGCGCGGACGTCGGACCGGAACGCGGGCATGTCGATGCCGCCCGGGTCCCACTTGCCCGTCTCGGAGGTCTCCTTGTGGCCGAGCGTGTGCTGCTCGTCCCAGCCGCGGCGCTGCGACAGCACGGCGCAGAGCGTCACGTAGGCGCGGTACTGCGCGGCCGTCCAGCCCTCGGTGCCCGTGTTCTGCGCCTCGATGCCGATCAGGTCCGCGTTGCCGTCCGTGGTCGTCTGCCACGACCGGACGATGCGCGCCCGGCCGGCGTGGTTCGCGCGGCCCGCGGCGCCCACGACGACCGTGCCGTCACGGCGGAGGCTGACCTGGCACAGTGGGGCGTTCAGGTCCGCGCGGCCCGTCTCGAAGAGGAACGTCTCGTATGCGGTACCGCCGGGCGTTCCGCCCGTGTGGTGGCAGAGGATGCCGTGCGGGTCGTGCGGCCCCGGCCTGCCGCGGGTCAGCCACCCGGGCCGCTCGATAACCACGAGCCCGGCCGCCCGCAGGTTGGCGACGTCCCTCAGGTCCAGTCGCATCGTCAGTCCTCCGTCGTCGTCGTGTTCGCGCGCCGCCGCCTCAGGAGCCGCACGAGGTGGTCCGGCACAGGCGGGTGCGGGAGGTGCGTCGGCGGCCACGCGTCGAGCAGCGCTATCACGTACTCCGCCAGCGAGTGCCGGTCGTTGCTGAGCGAGTCCACCTGCTCCTCTAGGCACCTGACCCGCCGCTCCAGCCGCTCCACCAGCCCGTTCAACTGCCCCAACCGCTCGACCTGGACCTTCTGCTGCTCCACGAGAGCGGCATAGGGCGCCGTCATCGCCAGCACCATCTGTGCCTCGGCCTGCGAGTCCTGGTTGTGCTGCGCCTGCCTACTGGCGATCAGCGCCCCGACGATGCCCGCGACCGCGACCGCGACCGTGCCGAGCGCCGTCCAGAACGCTGCATCGCCCACCTCAGGGGCCTCCATCGTCGTCGCACTCCTCGAGCACCGGCGGCAGGTGCGGGTCCCGCACCCGACGCGCCAGCAGACCAACGAGGAACGCGACCGTGAGCCAGCACCCGGCCGGTGCCCACCCACCCCGGTAGCCGGTGTCGCCGAGCGCGGGCACGAAGCTGTCGAGGTAGGACAGGAGGTAGGTGGCGCCGCGAACCACCGGCATGGTCGCGAGCGCCGCCCACCCGTGCGAGTCGGGGCACCCATGCTTGCGGGTCACCGCCACGATGATGGCGACCACCCCCGACGCCGCCCACCCGTAGCCGCGGACGTCCGGGGTCAGCCACTCCAACGTGACCGGGAGGGTGCCGAGCGACCCCGGCTCCGTCCACGACACCGCGGCGATCCACAGCCAGAGGACGCCCGCGGTCGTGAGGATCGCAGACCGGGGCGAGGTGTGGAGCACCTGGGGGAAGCGTGGCCGGCGCATCAGGTGCCCGTGAGCTTCACGCGGAGGAAGGTGTTGTCGGCGCCCTGCCCGATGCCGAGCGTCCCGCCCGATGTCTGGTAGCCGAAGATCTCGACATAGTCCCCGATGGCGAGCCGTCGCTCCACGATGCCGGTCATGACGTTGGTGCCGAGCCCGGACACTGCCGGACTCGACCCGGCCGCCACGGCGCTATTGTTCACCCGCACCTGAGCGATCCGCCCGCCGGTGGCGTTGTTGGCGAAGCCGACCTGACCGACGATCTCGTACAGCCCGGCCGTGCGGATCACGATACGGGTGTTCTGCGTGGCGTTGTCGTGGTGCGGGGAGTCACCCGACTGGACGTAGTCGTACACCTCGCTGTCGAGCGCCACCGCGGCGTAGGTGGCAGTGGCCAGCGTCTGACCGGTCGCGCTCGCGTAGGCGAAGCAACGGGGTGTGAGCGCCCAGAACGCCACCGCAGCGGACATCGAGTCCATCTTCGCGGCGGTCAGCACCTCGCCCGCGGTGAAGTCTGGGATGGTGGGGATCGTGCCCATGCGCGCTCCTCAGTAGGCCAGCGGGTAGGCGTCGAGCACGCCGAAGGTGGCGTCGTCGAGCTTGAGGACAGGGATGTGACGGTCGGTGTCCGCGGACCACGTCGCGCCGTCGGCGAGGCTGTACGTCTCGGTCCAGCCCTGCACGGTCAGCGAGTCCGTGGACGCGGGCGCCTGCGACGGCAGCCCAGTGATGTCGACCCGGTCACCAACCTCGACGCCGAGCAGCGCAGCGGTGAGCGTGTCGTCGCACTGCGTGAGCCGGACGCTCACACCCTCGGCGCGGGGCCGCGGCTCACTGTCGCGGACGATGCGCCACGAGAGCAGGTCGGACACCTGCTCGTCGCTGTCCGCTGGGACGGCCAGGTTGACCTCCACCCGGCCGTAGTCGGCGATGCTCGCCTCGTTGACGGTGCGCTGCTGCGCGCCGCCCGGGCGGGCGCCTCGCAGGTCGTTGACGAGCCGTGAGGCATCCGTGACGTAGGACAGGCTGGTGCGGAGCATCGCGGCGGGGATCGTGGCCTGCGCGGGCTGGTTGTAGTCCGCGCCGCGCGACCGGAAGCGGATGCGGCCCGCGCCGTCGATGCCGAGCGCGCCACCCTCGACGGTCTCGCAGAGGGTCATGGCGTCCCACGGGCTCATGTCCTCGGTGTCGACGTGCGCCATCGTGCCCCGGTAGGCGGTGTCGTCGTCGAGGACGAGGTCGCCCTGAGGGATGCCCGCCCAACGGGCGTACCGGGCGAGCCGGTAGTTCGTCACCTCGCCGGTGAACCCGTTGAGGTGACCAGCGGCCTGGTCAGTGATCTCGGTCGCGGTGAGCGCCCGGTCCCACACCGCGACGTGCGCGGCCATGCCGGTCAGGCCCGGCAGCTTCCACCCGCCGCCCGCGGTGACGAAGTACGCGGTCGGCATGAACGCCCATCCCGACTGGCTCACAGTGTCCGCGAGCGCACCGTCCACGTAAAGCCGCAGCGTCATCGTGCCCGCGGCCCGGGTCGCCTGGAGGTGCAGGTGGTGCGGCTGCCCGTCGTTTACGTTCGCGGTGGACGTCGCGGACGGGCGGGCGTTGCCGCTCCAGTCGTAGGGGTCCAGCGACTCCGCGCGGGCCTTCCCTCCGCTGGTGATGCGGAGCACCCACCGCGCGCCGTAGGCGTCACCGAGCGCAGCGACGACCTGGTCAGCGGCGAGGCTCGACCGGGCGACCACCGACAGGGACGCCGCGTCGGTGACGTAGCCGACGCCGTCGAGGGTGCCCCGCAGGTACTTCCCAGCCGCGAACGTCGCCCCCGTGTCGGCGCTCGTCGCAGTGGCGACCGTCGACCCGAACGCCGCGGCCGAGCCCGCCCCCGAGAAGGTGAAGGGCTTGCGGCCCTTCATCGACAGGTCACCAGCGCTCGTCGCCCCGGCCGGCTCACCGAGCGGCCAGTAGCCGTAAGGCTGCTGGGAAAGGGTCTCCTGCGGGCCGGACCCCCGGAAGGTCAAGGTGCGCGACCCGAGCCGCGCCGACCGGTCGACCGCAGTCACGGGGATGCGCGCGAGGTCGAGCGAGCCGTGCCACCCGAGTGCGCCCGTGACGATCGTGCCGGTGAAGCGGTAGGTCGTCACCGAGTCGAACGGAGTCGAGACGTAGCCGGCCGCGGCGAGCGAGGTGTAGGACCCTACGAGTGGCGCGGCCGACCAACCCTCATCCACCCGCAGCGCGCCGACGTGCACCGCCTGCCCGGCGGTCGTGGCACTCGTGGTGATGCCGATGTAGTGCGCCGCAGCCGTGGCTGTCCAGCGCACCCGCAGCACCTGCCACGCGCCCGTCGCCGTGGACGTGCCGCCAGCGGTGCCGAAGAGGTCCTGGAGTTTGACGGCGGGACCGCTCGAGACCCACACGACCGTGACCGCCTCGTACTTCCGGCCGATCACTGTGGGGATGGTGGTGTATGCCGCGGTCGCAGCAGCCTGCGTAGGCCACGTCACGAGCAGCGACCGGCCCGACGCGGCGACGTAGCGCAGCGTGGACGCGGCCAGGGTGGAGGTGCCGGCGTAGCCGAACGCGGTTCCGCCCCAGCCAGTCGTCGACCCGCCCACGAACTCCGGGTTGGGCGCGAGGTTCGCCGGGGCGAGCGAGTCCCGCACCGTCACCCGCAGCCGCTTCCCGAACAAGGCCGGCACCTGCCCAGCCACGTCCGACAGCGCACCATCGGAGGAGTCCAACGTCAGCGAGCACCGCGACGGTTGCGACGCCTCGTACTGTGACGGCCGGCCCCTCTGGATCGTCACCCCCGAGCCCGCAGCCCGCAACGTCACGTCCTCCCACGCCGGGGCCTGTGACAGCGCGTTGCGGGCCAGCTCCACCCGCAGCGGCGGCGGCGACGCGAACGGCAGCCTCACGCCCGCACCGTCGAGCCCGTCACGTTCCGGTAGGTCAGGAGCACCCGCTCCACCGCCGCACCGATCGCCACCGGGTCACCCACCCCCGTCTGTACGTTCACCGTGATGCCGCCCATCCCCATGCCCGAGCGGACCACGCCCGACAGGTCGCGCACCTGCTCATACTTCGCCAGCGCCGTCGCCACCGCCGCCAGTTCCGGCAGGTCACCGTTGAGCGCGGCCTTCAGCGCCGCCGCGCGAGCCGACAGGGACGCCGACGTGGCAAACTGCGTCTGGAGCTGCTTGGCCTTCGCGGCGCTCTTCACCGCCTGCGCGGCGATGTCCTCAGCCTCCGGGCCACCCTGATTCAGGAGCTCCATCGCCAACGGCTTGAAGCCCATCTTGACCAGCCTGTCGATGTTGTCGAGGAACGCCTTCGTGACCGTGTTCGACCTGCCGGCTGCGGTGAGCGCCCGGTCGATCATCGGTCGCGCGTCCACCTTGTACTCGGCATAGGCAGCCGCCGCGGCGGACCGGGCCGGGGCCACCTGACCCTTAGCCCACGCCTCGGCCTTCGTGTAGGACGCCTGCTGCCGGTCGATCGCCGCCATTTCCGCGCGATATGCCGCGACCTGCTTGGCGATCGCCGCACGGTTCTTCGCGTCCGCCGTCCGGTACTTCGCCTGCAGCTTGAGCACCGCGTCGCGGATCTTCCGCTCCCGGTCCGCGTACCCCTTCAGGCCCTGCTGGTAGGTCTTGACCGCGTCCATGCGGTCCTTCAGGTTGCGGCTCGCGGCGGCGTAGTCGTCCCACGATGTGACGTCGCGGAGGATCGCCATCATGGCCGCGTAGTCCACCTCGCCGCCGCCCGCGAACCGGGGGACGGCGCCGCCCTCGGCGAACTTCAGCGCGCCGGCCTTCGCCGCAGCGCGCGCCCGGTACATCGCGCCGTGACCGCCGACTCGCGCGACCTCGTCCGCGGTCCAGACGTGCTCGCCGTTGGAGAGCAGCGCGGGGACGCTGTCGGAGGTGCCCGAACCGGGGCCGTAGACCGGGCCACCCTCAGCGCGGGTCAGACCGCCCGTCATGGCCATGCTGCCGGCACGGCGGCCCTCGGTGACGTAGCGGGTGGTTATCGTGACCGTCTTGCCGTTCAGCCCGTTGATACGGTACTGGAGCGTGCCGATCGCGGACATCGCCTGTGCCGTCGACGCGCCAATCGTGATCGTCTTGTAGGTGGGGACGCCGTTTACGGTGCGGGTCAGCACAGAAACCGACTGGACTGCGCCGCCCGTGTTCGCCGTCAGGTTCGTCGTGTGCTGCGTCGGGACCTTGAGCACCTGATCCGCGAACGCCTCGGCGGTGGCCTTGCTCATCCTGAACTTCTCGGCGGTGGCCTGCAACGAGGCGCGCGACGACGAGAGCTTGGCCTGTAGCTCGCCCTGCGACGCGCCGTTTGCCTGCATGGCGGTGATCTGCGCGACGGCTGCCTTCGCGACCCCGTCGAGCGCGGCCTGGTTGTTGCGGCCCTTCTCGCTGGTGATGTCGAGGGTCTTGCCGTTGTCCTTCAGAGCGGCCGAGGCGTCGTCGATGGCCTGCTCGAAGTCGCGGGCGGCGGAGCGGGCGTCAAGGAGCGGGTTGGCGATGCCGGCGAGCTCGTCCGCCCACGCCTTCGTGGCATCCGCAGCGGCCTTCGCCGACGACGCGGCGCCGTCCGTGGCGCTGGCGACGTCCTTGGCCCCGTCCGTGGCGCTGGCCCCCGCGACCGCGGTCTCGTCCAGCGCCGCCTGGTACTGCTCGAACTTCCCGCGCACCTCGTCGACGACGCCCTGGTCCTTGATGCCCGAGAGCATCCGGTCCAGCGCGGCCTTCGCCTGGTCCGCGTTGCCCGCCCGGACCATGTCGGCCAGCGCCCCGTCCAGCGACGAGACGTACTTCTCCAGCTGGGCGGCGCCCTCGCCCATGTCCTGCAAGCGGACGAACTTGGAGTAGAGGGAGTCGCCGAGGGCGTCGTTGGCGACCGACGCGAACCGGGACACGGCGTCCGCCGTGGTGACGATCTTCTCCTGCGAGGAGAAGAGGCCACCGTCGCGGCGGAAGAGGTCGGCGATCCCGCCCGAGAGGTTGCCGCTCTTGCCCAGCTGGCCGAGCGAGGCCGCGAGGTCCTTCACCGACACGTCGGCGATCTCGGCCTTGGCCTGCATGCTGACGAGCTCGTTGGCGACCCCGGCCACCGCGGCGACGACCACACCGGCGCCGACCGTCTTGAGGACGGTCGCGAGTCGCGCACCGGCTGCCCCAGCGCCCTCCATCGCGGCCTTCATGGCGAGGATGGAGGTCGTGGCCTTGATGCCCGCGCCGCCGACGAGCAGCGCCGCCGCCGACACCGCGGCCACCTGCACCGCAGCCGACTGCGCCTCGGGCGACAGCTTGTTGAAGGCGTCCACGGCCCCGGTGATGCCCTGCACGAGCGAGCGCAGCCCGGCGTTGCCGCCCGACCCGGCGTTGATGAAGGCGGACTCCAGCGTGCCCTTCAGCCGCTCGATGTCACCCTTGAGGTTGTCGGTCTGCCGTGCGGCCATCCGCGCCGCCGCGCCCTGGTCGTCCACGGCCGCGACGTACTTGCGGACCCCCGCCTCGCCCTGCTCCATGAGGATGGACGCCGCGCGGATCGCGTCGGACCCGAAGATCGTGGACAGGGCGGCGTTCCGCTGCTCGGCCGACATGCCGCCCAGCGCCTGCTGCAGCTGCCCGGCGTACTCCGCGAGCCCGACGAAGTTGCCTTGCGAGTCGTAGGCCCGCAGGCCCAGCTCGTCCATGAGCGCCGCGGCCTCGGTGGACTGCGGGTTGAGCCGCTGCAGCATCGTCTTCAGCGACGTGCCGGCGTCGCTGCCCTTGAGCGCGTTGTCCGCGAAAGCCGACAGCGCGCCCACGGTGTCCTCGAGCGACAGCCCGGTCTGCGCGGCGACGAGCCCGCCCTGCTTCAGCGCCATGCCGAGGTCGTCCACCCCGGCCGCGGACTTGTTCGCGCCAGCGGTCAGTACGTCGGCGATGTGCCCGACGTCGCTGCCCTCCAGCTTGAAGATGTTCATCGCCTGCGCGGCGATCTCGGCGGAGTCCGCGAGGTCGATCTGACCGGCCGCGGCGAGGTTCAGCGACCCGGTCAGCGCCCCGCCGAGTATGTTGTCGACGCTCACCCCGGCCTTGGCCAGCTCGGCCTCCGCGGCGGCGGCCTCGGTCGCGGAGAAAACGGTGTCCTGCCCGGCCTTGATCGCGGCCTTGGACAGCGCCTCCTGCTGCCGGGCGGTCGCGTCGGCGACGGCCGCGACCTTGGACATGGAGGCCTCGAACTCCATGTACGACTTCGCGGCGTAGCCGATACCGACGGCGATAGCGGCGCCGCCGACCATGGCGGCCTTGCCGATCTTGTCGAAGTCGCCCTTGTGCTTCCCGACGTGCGTCTCGGCGCTCTTCGCGAACCCCGCCGTGGCGGACTGCATCTTGGCTACCCCGGCGAGGTAGCCGTCGACGCGCGCCTCGAAGCGGGTCACCACTGAGCGGTCCGGCACGACAGGACCTCCCGTCAGTGGTTAACTTGGATGCATGGCTGAGACGCGGACCCGGGAGACGACGGCGCGGGAGTGGCTGGTGCTGCTCGTCGTCGGCGTCGTGGTCGCCGTGATCGGGCTCGCGGCGGGGCCGCCCGTCGCGTTCCCGCTCGGGGTGCTGCTCGCGCTCGTCGGCGTGGCCGGGATCGCGTGGCGGCTACTCGCCGGCCGGTAGTCCCCGCCCCGGCGCGGGCGCCAGGAACGCCGCGAACATCAAGCCGTCGAGGTCGTCCGGCGGCAGGTTCGACCGCTCCAGATCCCGGCGCCGCTCCCGTGCCTCACGGGCCAGCCGCGTGCACGCATGGCACCGCATCGCCTCGGCCTCGTACCGCTCGACCGCCTGCGGGTTGCCCGGGGCGTGCTCCAGCGACATCGACTCCGACCGGGGGTGCCCGCACCCGCCGCACACGTCCGCCTCGTATGCCGCGAGAGCCTGGATGATGAGCCGGTCCGCGTCCGTGACCCGGCTGCCCGGGTCGCGCTCCCCCCACCAGACGAGCGGGGCCAGCCCGTAGGTGCGGGCCGCCCTCAGCTCTTCGAGGAGCGCTCGATCAGCGCTGAGGACGCGATGGAGAAAGGGACGTCCACGCCACCGCCGGTCTCCGCCGCGAGCGCGGTGCGCGCCACGGTCTGCACGAGGTAGTTGCCCAGCCGCGCATGCAGGTCGCGGAAGTCCTCGGCCGTGATGCCCTCGGGCTTGACGCACTGCGCCGCCCACTTCAGGTAATCCAGCTCACCGCCGAACGTCTCCCGGTCGTCAGCCTTCGCCGCGTCCGGGTGGTCCGCCTTGATCTTCTCCAGCTCGCCCGGCCGCAGCCCGCGGAACGTGAAGGTGACCATGCTCGCGAGCATCGCGGCCCGCGCCGCCTCCAGCTCGCGGGCGAGCGCCATCACGTCCACGCCGGACCCGGCGAGCCGCTGGTCGTCATCGACCGCGCCGGCCCGCTCCAGCTCGTCCTTCAGTGCCTCGATGCGCCCCATGAGGTCGGGGCGGCCGCACACGGCGACGGACCGGGTGACCGGCGCCGCGCCGGTGATCCACGCCCGCAAGTTGAAGGTGTCCACGTCCGGCGTCGACGGCTCGGTCTCGGCCTGCATCTTCGTGAAGCTGTCGCCCTTGGGCATGGCTGGTCTCCTCGGCTGGTTGCGGCTGGTCGGCTGGTGGTTGTCGTGCTGAGGGGCGGGGGCGGGCACCAGCCAGGCAGCGCCCCCGCCCCGTCCAGAGGGGCGGCCCCGGTCAGGCGACCAGCGCCACGTCGAGGCTCGGCTTCGCGATGACGAGCACCTCCTGGCGCACCCGGATCATGCTGTTGCGCTCCGTCGGCATCTGCACCGCCGGCCCGAACTCCAGCGTGAAGACGTTCACCCGGTGCGAGGTCGTCGGCGCGGTGTCGTAGGCGACGCCCGAGCGGACCACCCAGTAGCGGATGGCGTTCTCCGGCAGGTGCACGTAGAGCGCGTTGGTCGCACCCGCGGGGGTCTGCGGGTCGTAGACGTACTCGATCGGCTCCGCGCTCCACGTCGAGGTGCCCTTGCGCTCCAGCACCACGTCGAGGGCCAGCCGGTCGTCCGCGATCCGCGCCAGCGCCACGCTGAGGCCGAGGTTGCCGGTCATGAACAGGGCCGGCTCCTTCGTCGTGCCGGCGTTCAGCTCGGTGGAGATCGACGGCGCGGCCACGTTGCCGAGGGCCGTGCACGACCAGATCCGGAGTGCACCGTCGGCGCGCACGCCTGCGGGGGTGGTGGGCATGGGTCAGTCCTCCTCGGGCGTGACCGCCCAGTTGGTGATGGTGGATCGGTTCTTCCCGTCGGCCTCGGCCGCCTGGACCCGCTCGACCTCCACGGGGTCCGCGTCGGCGAGGTACGCCAGCACCTCGTCGACCTTGTGCTCGGCCGGGTCGTAGGCCAGCCCGGCGGCCTCCTGCTCGGCGAGCTCGGCCGCGGCCTGCTCCGGGGTGAGCGCCGGCAGGGGCAGCCCCCCGGGGTCCGCCGCGGGCTTGTCGAGGATGGTCGCGCCGCCCGTCACCGCGTCCGCGCGGGTGATGGACACCTCGACGCCGTTGGGCTCACGGACCCGGACCAGCTCGTAGGGGTCGCCGTCCACGACCGGCACCTGCTCGGCCTCGACCGGGGCGGGAGCGGGCGCGGGCTCGGGCTCGGCCAGCGCGCCCGGGGTGTAGATCTCGTCGGCGGCCATCAGATCGCCACCGCCGCGACGGTCACCGAGGTGGTACCGCTGTAGGTGACCGAGATCAGGCCCGTGGACGGGTCGACCGCCTCGGGCGGGAACGGGCCGAGGATCACGTCGCCCGTGGTCGCCGGGATCGACGAGGACACGACGTCCGGCTGCGCCTCCCCGTAGGAGTTCGTGCCGGGGATGACCACGGTCACGGTGATTGCGGAGCCACCGGCGTTGCGGACGCGCAGCCCCACCGAGTCGTGAGGCCGGGGGAACGTGTCGCCCCCGGCCGATGCTGCGGTCAGCGTCATCTGCGTGCCGCGCAGCACCGCCTGCTGCACAGTGAGCAGCGCCATGAGTTGCCCCTTTCGAGGGTGTCGGGTGGGTCCGGCGTCAGGCCGGGGTCGAGGTGATGGTGAAGCCGGACGCGCCGGAGTAGACCGGGGCCAGCGGGTTGTCGTCGTCGAGGCGCAGCGGCGTCGCGAATCCCGCTGACTCCACTGTTGCCACATGACCGGCGACGGACAGTCGCGCGCCAGCGAGCGCCATCACCCGCTCTGCCACGTAGAAGCCCTGCCGATAGTCCGCGGCGTGGTAGCCGACCGTCACGTCGAACTCAGCCCGCTCACGAGTGCCGACGGCATAGTCGGAGTCGAGTACCGGAGCGGCGAAACTGAGAATGGCGTAAGGAAGCGTCGGGCTTGCATCGCGAGAGCCGTCCACGTTAATTCCGGCCGTCGCGACGTACACCTTCACGCCCTGCGCCCCCAGGAACGCCGCCAGCGCGGCGACGTGCGCCCGGATCACAGCCCCTCCCCGAGCACCTTCGCGAAGAACGGCAGCGCCTTGTCGGCGTTGCGGCGCATGGCGAACATCGGATCGGGCAGCTGCGCGCCCACCTTGGAGTTGCCGTAGTAGAAGAACGCGAGCGACCCCGGCCCGCCCGTCACCGGGCCGACCTCGCCGCCCAGCCCCGACATGGTGACGTCGTAGGTGATCGAGCCCGGCACGCCGTAGTGGCCCACCGCCCCCGCCTCGCCCTGCAGGTCAGCCTTCGTGTCCGCGAGCGCCTTGGCGACCACCGGCCGAATACGCGCCACCGCCGTGAAACCCACCTTGCCGAGGTCCGCCGCGAGCCTGCTCACCTGCGAGGCGTCGATGTCCACTAGGACACCGCCTCACACCGCAGCCGCCGCGCCGTCGCGTGCGTCTTCGCGTGCAACGCCTTCACGACGTACCGCGCGCCGAGCAGCGCACGGTCGTTCACCGCAGCCGTGACCGTCACCACGTCACCCACGCGCACCTGCTCCGAGCCGGCCACGGGCAGCACCACCAGCGCCGCCTGCACCGTCCACGACCGCTCCCCCGCGTCCGCGTCACGTTCCGCCACGTTCGGCACCTGGACCCGACAACGGCCCGCGTAGACCGGCGTGCCAGCCGGCTGCACCAGCGCGCCCGTGCCCTCGTCGACCGTCGGAGCGCCCACACCCGGCCGGGTCACCGTGCACCGGTCCGCCATCAGCGACTCCGCCGCCGCTCGCAGCTCCGGCAGCGCGTCCGCCAAAGCGTCCGCGAGGCTCACTCCCAACCGCCTTCGTAGATCGGCTCGCCAGCGATGTCCGCGCCGCACGAGCAGTACGCCGCGCCCAAGGTCAGCGCGCACCACGGCAGGTGAGCCGACACCGCGGCCGGGGCTGCGTCGATCGCATAGGCTGCCCGTGGCCCGGTCAGCCCGAGCAGCGCCCACCACTCGTCCAAGATGGTGATCCGGCCGCGTGACGACCGGTACGTCTTGGACGTGCTCGAATCGTCCACTGACACCGTGACCTGCGTCGCGTCGTCCGGGCGGCGGACGTGCGCGACGACAGCCTCCCGGACCACGTAGTCGACCCGCGCCGCGTCCAGTGGTGCGACGACGGACAGCGCCGCCTTTCTCGCGTCGATGAGCATCAGCGCGTCGCCGACCCACATCGCCCACTGGTCATACTCTGCGTCGCTGGCGGTGCGGCCGAGCGCAAGCCCGATGGTCTCCGGGGTCACAGCCACGACCGCACCGCCCTCACGTCACTTCGCCTTCGCGGCCTTCGCCGCCGGCTTCGTCCCTGCCGGCTCCCACTCGGAGCCCAGCCGCTCGACCTTCTCGTCCGGGACGTCCACGATCGCACCGGAGTTCACGTTGCGAAGGCGAGCCATCAGACGAGGTCGTGGATCTTGGCGAAGGCGTCGAGGTTGGCGATGCCCCACCCGTAGACGACCTCCGCGCGGAACGCCACCTGGTTGTTCCGCTTCAGGTCGCCGCCGCCGTCCGGGTCGCCGTAGCGGATGACCTCGAGCCCGATGGAGCGCTGCACGCCCCACCGGATCGCGGAGAAGTCACCGACGAACCCGAGCACCTTGGTGTCGACGGCGAGGATGCCCGCGCCGCGGACGGTGTTCGACACCGAGGCGCGGTGCCCGTCCAGCTCGGAGGTCTCCACGCCGAGGCGGAAGTTCGGGTAAAGCTTCTGCTCGGAGTTGAGGCCGCGGAGCGCGGAGAACTTCGCCGCGTAGGTCGGGTCGAGCGCGACGTCGCGTGGCACGAACCCGTCGGCGAGCACGAGCGCGTCGGCCGCGTCGAGACTCACGTAGGGCTTGTCCGCGGCGACGTACTCCACGAGGTTCGTGGTGTCGGTGAGCCCGCCGTTCATCGCGGCGACGACCGCACCGCCGGTCGGGTTGATCTCGTGGAACACCCCGAAGTCGAGCGCGCGGGAGAGCGCCGGCTGGATCTCGGCCAGGATGGCGTCGACGACGCCCATCTGCCGGTCCTCGTCGGCCCACATGACCTCCTCGGTCCAGCGCACCGTCTTGTGGAACTTGAACGGCTTCACCGTCTTGGACGTGGGCGTGACGGTCGAGCCGCCCTTGTTCGCGCCCTCACCGACGTACTCCGCCTCGCCGATGGCGAACGTCCACTGCTCGCCCTCGCCGTAGGTCATCGGGATCGAGTTGGACAGGGTGGCGACGCACGAGCCGTTGGCGATCTTGCCCAGCCACGGGTCGAGCTTCTGCTTGGGGATCGTCAGCGATCCGGTGGTCAGGGTTGCCATGTTGACTCCTCAGTCGGCTTGCGCCCGCGCGAACAGCTGGCGAGTGAACTCGCGCTCGTCGCTGGCGGCGGGCTTGGGGTTGCTGCCCTCTTGGGGCACGACGTTGTTGCGCTTCTTCCGCTCCGAGTCACGATCGGCGAGCCGCTTGGCCTGGAGGGTGAGGGTGTCCTCGTCCTCCCCGGTGAGGAACAGGTCGGCGTCCTCGTCGGCGATCCCGTGCCGGGCCTGCACGCTGCGCTTCATCGCCTCGCGCGTCGCAGTCCTCAGGTTCGCCTCGAGTGCAGCGATCCGTTCCTCAGCGGTGGCCTTCTCGCCCGCCTTCGCCTTTAGGTCGTCGTAGTCGGCGTACTTCGCCCGTTCGCGCTGCACGCGCTCGCGGACGATCCGGTCGACGTCGGACTGCGTGAAGGTCTGCTCCTTGCCCTGTTCGCCGGCCGGCGTGCCGTCCGGCTGCTGCTGGGTGTCGTCGCTCATCGGTGCTCCGTTTCCGTCCCGTCGGACCCTGATCCGGCTTCCGCGCAGCCGTCGCGCTTACCCCTTCGCTGGGGTGGTCTCAATCGGGCATCGCTGCCAGGTAGTCCCGCAGCGCCTGCCGCTGCTTCTCGGTGCGGCGCCGCCGGCTGGCCACGTACTGCAGCGGGCTCGCCTCGGGGCCGACCATGCCGCCCTTGAACACCGGTTCCGCGGTGCACCCGCAGTGCGGATGGGACGCGAACCGGGCAGTAGACTCGCTGTAGACCTCCCCGCGGCCGGCGAGCAGCCGGCAGAACTTGCACCCGCCGGACGCGACGCGACGCCACCCGACCGCGCCCGGGTCCCGTCGCCGGTTCACCGTCACCGTGTCCCGGTAAGGGCGCGCAGTCTCCAGCTGCACCACCTGCGCCAATCGCTCCCGCGCGGCGGCAGTGTCGGAAGCCTTCAGCGACCACGCCGCACCGGCGCGGATCGCGTCGACCCGCAGGTCCACCACTGGCTCCGCGCGGAACCGGCCCGGTGCGCCCGCCGCCTCGCGAGCGTCGTCGTAGAAGTCCGCTGCGAGCGCCGCGGACCCATCCGAATAGTACGCGACCACAGACGGCAGCGCGTCCACCAGCGACGCCGGATCATCTGCGAGCGCGGCTGCGTCCGCCATGGCGGCGCCAGTAACGAGCAGGAGCGCCCGACGGGACTGCTCAGCCGTCGGCATCTGCGACAACAGGCAGCCGCTCGACCACGGCACGCCCGGCCGCGCGACGCCGGTCCGCCAGTACCCGCGTGATCTGCGAGTCGGTCAGGCCCAGCAGCTCCAACCCGACCTCCGTGTCCGCGAGGGACGGCACCGCCGCCAACTGCTTCGCACCTGCATCCGCGGCCTGCGCCCTGGACTCGAACCGCGGGTTGCGCCACTTCGGGCCGATGCTCCGCCACTCGTCAGGCTGCACCGCCTCACCGTTGAGGATCTGCAAGCCGCGGCGGACCGCGCGAGATATCGGACGGGTCACGTCATCCACCGCGCCCTCGGCCTCTGCGATCAGCTCATACTGCGATGCGTCGTAAGAGTCCGCGCCGGTCGGGTTCGCCATGTCGGTGATCGCGACGGCAGTGTCCGGCAGGCTCGCCTCCCGCGCGAACATCTTCGCCAGCGCGTTCAGCTGCGCCAGGTGCGGCGCGGGGGACGTCGCGGGGAACTGCTTGGCGTCGGCCCGTGCCAGTGCGTCGGACGGCGCGTTGTCGTCGTCGGGTATCGCCTTGATCCGGCCCATCATCACCTGCCACACCGGAAGCGTGTTGCCCGCTTCGTCGCGGAACACAGAGGCGTCGGCGCCGAGCAGCAGGAGCTCCGGGTAGGAGTAGATGTCCATGTGGCCCTCCATGCGGATGAGCGCACGGACTGCCGCGTCCTGCAGTCCCATGATCGGCCGCGAGATCCGCGAGTAGCCGAAGGGTCGCGTTTGCGGCTTGTAGACCAGCGCCTCTGCCGGCACCCCGTAGGAGTGCTCTTGGCGGTCCTCCACCGTCCACCGGCCGTTGACCTTGCGGACCGAGACAGTAAGCCCGTCCAAGTACAGCACGAAGGCCACGGGCTGGTCCTGTTCGCGTTCCACGATCGACAGCAGCGAGTCAAGCCGGCGCGCACGCGCGTTCCACACGCCTGTGGCGTTGAGCGCGTCCTTCATGTGCAGTAGCGACGACGGCTCGCCGTCGCCGCCCGTTGTGTTCACGAGGAACGAGACGCCGTGCTTCAGCGCTGACGTGACCCCGCCGCTCAGCTCGGAGAGCAGCTGGTTGTCATCCGCGAACACCGCCATGCCCAGGCTGTCGAGGTCACCGTCAGGCCACACGAACGCATCGACGTTGCACCGCCGTGCCAGAGCGTCCACCGCCTTTGCGGACCACCCGAGCACCAGCCCAATCCGGTGGTACTGCGGCGGCACAACGGCACTGATCTGCGCGAGCGCTCGCCGACCGTCGTAGAAGGACGACCGGAGCATGTTGCGCGGCGTATGCCTGTCCAGCAGCTCGAGAAGGTGGTTCGCGAGGTCGTTATCGTCGTCGGACAGTCCCGCGACGGTGATCCGCTCGAACGTCACATGACCACCGCCCTTCGAGTCTCCGACCCGCGGCGGCGCCGCCGGACCTTCCCACTGTTGAGGGCGATACGCGCGCCCATGACCGCACCGACCATGCACACCGCCAGGTCGATGTGCTTCGAGGAGTCGCGCGTGACCTTCGCCAGCGAGACGCCCCACGGGTTCGGGCGGTTCCGGGCGTTGTGCGTGTGCGATCTGAGCCGCGAGTCGCCGTCGTGGCGAAGCGGGCCGCTCGTTCCGTCCTCGTCGATCAGACGCTGCACGTACTCCGCGGCCTCGGTGAACACCCGGTTGCGGTCCTGCCCACCCCGCTGCGACGTACGCATGTCGAACAGGACCGAAGAGGACCCCGGGGTGGCCCACACGGGCAGCCGCCGCGCGTAGTCGCGGTGCATGCCGTCAATCACTGTGAGCCAGTACAGCGCGTCGTCGGTGTCGTCCTGCGCGGGCGAAGGGTCGATCCCGAACCACGCCACGTCGTAGCGCTCCAGCGCTTCCCGTGCCTTCGCGTCCACCTCTGCCCGCGGCACCCGCCATGGACCGCGGGCCTTCGCGTCCCACCCAACCGGCCTCTGCCAGCAATCCACCGTGAACACGAACAGATCGGATAGGCGGCACGCCACCAGCCCGGTGGCATCCTCTGACTTCGAGCAGTCGAGGAACAGCGCCACCTGCTCGCCCTGCTGGACCACAGTCCCCGGCGCAGCGAGCGCGTCGAAGTTCGCCGGCTCGATCCACGAGTCCTCCTCGGACGCCAGCCCGTTGAGGTAGTAGCGGATCGTGTCGGCGACCGACGTCCTGTCATCCATCATCTCGTCGGACAGCCGCTCCAGATCCGACCATGCGGCGTCCATGTAGGCAGCTCGCAGGCCGGCCATCCGGCCGTCCTCGGTCATGATGTCCGTGCTCGGCGGGGCCTCCACGCTGTCGTAGAGGATGTCCCGCTTCCCGCGGTACTTCGGCGCCAGCTGCTTCTGCCACGCCACAAACGACTGCTCCGCCACCGAGTCCATGCCCTGCCGGTGCGCGTTCGTGCACTCCAGCACGCGCGCTTGGATGCTCGCAGGAGACTTGCCGACGTTCCGGCGTGCCACCGCAGCCACGTTGTGCCCGCCCGACGAGCGGGTCATATGGTGCGTCTCGTTGAGCATGATAGCCGTGGCCGGGTCGCCCTCCGCGGACGCCTCCGACGACGGGGGCACCTCGAGCCTGCCACCCGACCGCACCACAGTCCGCGTCTCGCCGCAGTCGAGGTCGTAGTACGCGCGAGCCTCAGCGGACCACATCGCGTTAGCGATCCGCAGCACGTCCTTAGACTGCGCCTCGCTGTTCGACATCACCTGCACCAACGGGAAACCGCGAGCCCTGCCCACCGGACGCCCGGACCGGTCATCCCAGTCGTAGAGCTCCACCGGGCCACGCAGCTCACCGTTGCACCACGCCGCGCCGAACGGGTCCTTACCTGTCCCCTTCGCGCCGCGCTTCACCCCTGAGCGGTACGTGAACCGCCCCGACTCGCTGACGTGGTACCAGAGGATAAGAAAGCGCTTCTGTCCCGGCGTGAACCGCCAAGGCCCGCCCGAGTGGTAGTCAACCAACCCCGGCTCGTCTGTGCGGCCCTCGGCCCAGTCGATCAGCGCAGGCCCCAGACTCGACCGTGCCACGGCCTCCCGCTCGTCCGGATCATCCGGCCACGGCAGCGTGCACCACGCCCCCGACGCCGCGTCGATCCAGTACCCCGGGAGCAGCAGGTCAGAGGTCGCGGTAATCGGCAAGGCTCGTCACCCCGGCCGCGTTCTCCGACTCAGCCGGGCGCGGCACGTACTTGATCCGCAGGTCGCGGCGGGCGTCCACCGTCGTCCCCATGACCTTCTCACGCCTCGCCAGCTCCGTCGCGGACGGCGTGTGCCCGTAGTGGAAGGCATCTGCCACCAAGGCAGTAGACAGGGCGAAACGCCAGTCCGAGTCCGTCCACAGCGCACAGTGCGGCATCCTCGAAACCGACTCCCACCACGCCTTAGTCAGCGGGTGCAGCGGCAGATCCTTCGTCGCGCCGAACGGGAGCAGCACCCGGCGCTCCTTCGGAAGCGCCGGCCGCGACCCCCCGTAGGGCTCCTCGACCACCTCGGTCCAGTCGATCGGCGACCGGTGCCGAGTCCTCGCCTGCCCCTCAGGCTTCGGCTTCCGTCCAGTCACCGGCAACGCTCACACCTCCCGGTCGGAACGCTCGGTTTTGCACAGATCCCGACGCCCT